CAAGATTGACTCTAGTGTTGTTACAATGATCGCAGTTATTATTCCTTAGCTTCTCCCCAGGATCTTCCGAGGGCAATATCAACTTTGAAAGGTACTTTAAGGTTTTCGATTGCATTTTCCATTATCTCTTTAACGCCTTTTATATCATCTTCATTATTAATTGAAAAACATAATTCATCATGAATTTGTAATAATGGTTTGTATCCTGCTTTATAGCATTGAATCATAGCTTCTTTAGTCTGATCTGCTGCAGATCCTTGAATTAACCTATTTAAAGCCTTGTAAGTAAAGGCTCTACGAATATTATTGCCGTAATGGGCCTTAGCAGCCTCGTATTCCATCGCTTTGTTCATTCCGAAGGTAGCAGGCTCCCACATATCAAATCGGCATTTACGACCCTTTATTGTTCGAATAAAGCCATATTTAGATGCAGAGCTAGCTACTTCTGTAGCTAATTTCTTAACAAAAGGCACTCTACTGTTGTAAGTTTGCAACAGTCTTTCAGCATCATCTTTATTTATCCCTAATTCTCTAGCTAATTTAGCTTTACCCATACCATAAAATAGTCCCAAATTAATAGTTTTAGCATGAGTTCTAGATATTCCAGCCATATCAGCTACAATTTGATGAAAATCAGCAGCCTCATTTTGATAAGCTTCTACAAACTCCGCAGCGCTTTCTAATGCATAATTATCATTAAGCGCCGCAGAGTAATGTGCAACAAGCCTAGGCTCCTGTTGTGAGTAGTCAAAGCTACCCCATTGTTTACCTTCTTCAGGTAAGAACAAGCTTCTAATTTTATCTCCCATTTCTTTATTTCTTGCAGGAATTTGTTGAAGATTAGGGTTCGAATATGATAAACGTCCTGATACAGTTCCACCTTGGTCAGAACGTAATTGATTAATTTCAGAATGTATTCGTCCTTTGTGGGTATATCTTAATATGGAGTCTATGAATGTTGAATGGAATTTATTTATTTCTCTTGCTTGTCTTATTAGTTGCGCTATCGGGTTATCACAGTTCACTAGCCAATTTTGGGTAAAGCTTGGTTCTTCGCTTTTCGGTGTCCGTGGGTATTCAATACCTATTCTGTCAAAAGCTTGAGCTACAGATCGAGCAGCCCAAATATCTACATCAATAGTCGTTTCTTTTTTTATTTTATGTAAGACTTCTTTTTCTTTATCTTTAAATTCTTTTTTTAATGCATGAGCTTTTTCAATATCAACTCTTATTCCTCTTCTTCTTGTATCAATTAATATAGGAAGGAGTTCCATTTCCATATCCCAAACATCATGTAAATTCTGTTTAGTTATTTCTGTTTTAAATCGTTGCCAAAGTTTTAATGTAAGTGCTGCATCTTGTTCTGCATAAAAACCTACATAACCTGCAGGCAGCTTCCATAAATCTGCTTTAGGATCTATACCCCACTCTTTTGCTTTTTCATTTAAGAATGTTTCGTTTTTAATTTCACCTAAATAATCTTTAGCACAGGCGTTTAAACTAAAACTAAATCTATTCTCATTAATAAGAGCTGCAGCAATCATGGTATCCACAATTTTACCTCTAATCTCAAAACCATTTACAAGTAACCAACCAACATCATAACTTGCATTATGAAATATTTTTGTTGCTGGAGTTTTTAAAACATCTTGCATCCAAGCAGTAGTCATAGCTAAATCCATATTACCGCCTGCATCATGAGCTATTGGAAAATACCATTGTTGATCATATGCTGCTACTGCAAATCCTACAATGTGGCCATCAAACGTAGCCCAACCGGTACCTTTTGTTTTCATGTTTGGATCTTTAGTCTCTAAGTCAATTGCTATTTCTTTTGCTTGAGATAAATCAGGATATTCAGAAGGACATACCCAATCTGAATCGTTGTAAATAAAATTAAGTTGATGTGTCATTTGATGTATTTTTTTTCAATATAGTTATTTAATTTTTGTTTGTTACTAAATGCATATAAGGCAGCATGATAATCTTCAGGAAATATTTCCCAAAAAGGACCTTCAGTTCCTGAACACCCTTCTCTTGCAGGATATATCTCTAAAGTAAATTTAACTTTATCTACTTTTATTTCTTTTTTTATTGTCCTCGACTTTGGCATCTGTATCTTTTAAATGTTTTATTTCTAAATCACAATAGTGTTTTATTTTTTCTAAATCTTCAAAGGGTTTACCTTTATCCAAATACCTACAAACATATTTAATTATATTTGCTTGCAATGGATTTAATTTATTTACTCTAATAAATTCCCAAGGTTGAATCGTAAATTGCTTGTAGTGATTCCCTCCAATTTGTTTATTCTGTGGAAATACACTATCAAACATATCTTTATCTGACATAGTTAGCCTCATATAGTTTGTAATATTTTCCTAATGGAAAATTGTATTGATGATTGGTGCCTAATAAATGCAGCGTTCCTTTTGATCTAGTGGCACCTGTATACCAAACCCTAAGTTCTTTTACTTTATCCTGCAAATTCTTTTTGTCATAATGAGATGGAAAGTTACATTTACTCGCCAGGACAACATTATCTGCTTCTCCACCTTTGACTTGGTGTATTGTATCAATAATTATTTTAGGTGGTTGTGATAAGTCTACACCTTCTTTCATAAGCTTTTTAAAATATTGTTTATCTTTTTCTTTAAATTTTCTTTTAAAAGCATCTTCCCATTCACCTCGTTCATCTCTCATACCACATCTGAGATGTAATTCATCAAAATTAAATACTTGATTTGGGTGAGCAAAGCTCCACTTTTTACTTTCCGCTGACCGGTATCCGTGATCTATGTTTAATAAATACTCATACATGACTGTAGCTTCTTCTCTGGTAATACTCCCACCCTCGCATATTTTATTCCAATGTTGAATAGCTGCAAACTGATTTGGATCAAAGGACTTATTTCCCTTAACATCTTGATAATACAACGATAAATTACGTGCCTCTTGCTGCAGTTCTCTCTTAACATCATTAATTCTAGCCAATACCATCCAAGATCCATCCATATCCCAAGGGACTTTCTTTAATCCATTCCATCTGTAAATGGCCCCTTCTTTACCATTAGAATAAAATTCTTTTTCTACTCGATTATCACCCATAGAATTTAATATACATTTAGAAAAGAAATGTATATTCTTATTTAACCTTACAGATTTTTTTAAAATTAATTTTCTTCCTGGAAACGTTTGAAAGTGTTCTACTTCTGCACCATTCCATTCATAGATCGCTTGGTCATCATCCCCTGCAATATAAACTCTTTCAACTGCTTGAGCTAACTTCACAACTAAATCCCACTGCAACGGTGTTAAATCTTGAGCTTCATCCACCATCAATACTTTAAAGGGTATGGATACACCATCATCAATAAACTTTTGTACCATGTCTGTAAAATCAAGCCTGTCCGCTGTCCGGTGTCCGTTCTCCAGTTCCATTGTTTTAAATTCTTCGTAGCCTGCAATAATGGATTTGAACTGCTGCAACCTCACCGCTTTTCTGGGCTGCTGTTTATATAACCACACAGGATCCACCTTCATGTTTCTAGCTCGGTCATATATCTGTAAAGACCAATTATTGTAAACTTTTTGTTCATCATGGCCTTCTTTAAAATTAACTTTGATCGTTCCGTACTGTGTATGAAACATCAACATATCCACCTTAGGATCTAAAACGGGAATCTCAGCAAACTGTTGTCGTGCCAAAGAATGTAAGGTTCTAAAATATTTAAAATCGTCTTCGTCATATTCTTTGAATCTTTTCCTAACCCTTGCAACACATTCATCAACTGCTTTGTTGGTAAACGATATATAACAGATCTCATCGGGAGAATATCCTTGTTTAAGATAGCGCTGCACACGCTTAAGTAAATTTTCTGTTTTTCCTGTGCCTGGTGGTCCAAAGATCTTAATTGTCTTCCCATGCAGCTTTTGCTTTAACGAATTTGACATCTTTATTTTTATGTTCGGTTTGTTTAGGTAGCTCTACAAGCCAGTGTCTGCTATCAATACTTTGAAATTTCTTTTTAGGTTTAGCTCCACCAGATTCTAAAAATTTAGTACACTCTTTTTCATTCCAATTGTAACCCATTTTTTTCATAAAATTTTTAAAGGTTTCTAATTTGAATCTCATTTCAGCATCATCTTTCCAAATGTTACCATTATCTATTTGATCAAATTCAGTGGTATCCTCAACATCTTCTAAAAATCTTGTCATTCTAGAATTAAATACATCAGATTGCTCTTCGTGTGCATCAAATCCTTCCATGTCTTGTTTGTTTGCAATCAATTCTTCTAACCAATCTCTATATGGATCTGGATCCCTTTTACTTGGTTTAAGTGTTCGCCACACAATATCATAATTTAATAATTGTTCTCCAAGGAGTTGCTGCTGATAGAGTTGTTTAGTTGATAGTCGAATTGATTTACCTTGAATAGGCAGTATCCAATAAGGTTCTGGATACGAATTTACTTTTAATAATTTACCGACTTCAGGCAAAGCTTCATTATTACCAATTCCATGCTTACGTCTTAAACAAGTGCTTGATGAACAATGCATTCTTGCGATTGATGTTTTACATTTATAAGCATACTCCTTGTTCTCAACACCTT